GTTAAATGAAAATAATCAAAAGTTTATAATTGGAGAAAATAAGCGGTCTTATTGGTCGTTCTTCTTTTACAGTAAGTGTAGATTTTACTCTACTGATCGGGTTCACGAAACCCAGTTACAAAATCGTAAGAATATCAACGCTACAGCAAGGCGTATTTTATCTAAGCAGTCTAAATTTAAATCTCAGATGAATCAGTCTCGTGGTTATTATCAACATCTAAAGCCATGAACTCCAGCTGTTTTTATCCAGAAAAGAATTTCTAATTTATACCCTGTTCAGATTTGTTGACCAATAGCTTTTCAATTTATTAATAATGGTCTCACTACCTATGACTTTATTGATGAAGCTCGTAATTCATGTAATAATGAGAAGTTGGAAGTTATTGTTAAAGCAAAGAAATTATATGAGACTAAGTGTCCTGTTCGCTTTGATCCTAGCAAAATCTTCTGCGCTATAAGCGGTACACTTAACAACATGTTTCCTACGTCTATGCCGTCATTCGGTGCGACCTTATTGTTTGACGATGTTTGAAATGGTGTTGTTAAGTCTTCTGGGTCTGGTGCCCCATACTATCAAAAGAAGGGTAGTTTGAAAGAGGAAGCTCGAGTCATTCATAAGAGTATCCTAGAAGGTACGTTTGACGAAAGTGTTTTTGATTTACCGTTTACAATTTATCAGGTAGTACAACCCGGGAAATCAGGTAAGTACAAACGTAGAATAGTATACTGTCCACCATTCGCAGTTACAATCCTCGAACTTACTTTTGGGTTATCTCCTACAAGTTTCTTTGTGGGTAACAGAGATACCTCTTTAGTCACTGGTCATAGATTAACTTACTTAGATGAATTAACACATAAGTACAAAAATAAATATAAGACATCTGGTGATTATTCGAATTACGATCAAACTATTCCTGATTATGTTCTCTTTCTTTCTTTTCAAATTATTAAGGAATTATTCTCTTTTAATTCTTCCTATGAAGAGAGACTTTTCGATAAAATGGTAAATTTCAATTTATATGGGCACATTTATCATCCTAGCGTTGGGACGATTCTTAAGGAAAGGGGCATTTGCTCAGGGTCTGTTTTTACTAATTTGTTAGATAGTATTTCCAATCTAATAATTATTAATTACACTAAGAACTCTGTTAACATTAATTATGACGACATCTTTGTTTGTGGGGATGATAACTTAATGTTAACTAGCAGTAAAATCAACTGTGGCAAAATCAGTGACTTCGTTAGAAAAGTATTTTCTATGGAGCTAGTATTTTTAGATGAATCACTAGTAGAAAAAGGCATAGTGGGTTTGGATTTCCTAGGTTCATATTGGACTGATGATGGGCCTACTCGCAATATTAACCGTATGATCCTTAGCTGTGTTAAATACCAGCATAATCTACCTGATTTTGAGGGTGACAGAAATAAGTTTATTTTAAGTAGGGTGTATTCAATATTTGGATATGATAAAAGAATGCTCGAATTCATTCGTAAGCTAAAACTACCTAATCCAGTAGGAGAAAAGGTTTTTGTAGATTGAGAATCCCAATCTTGAGATAAAAGGAAACTATCAGAAGGTACGGAAAAACCAACAGGCTCTTGAGTCACTGGTGTGGCGTACCCATGAAAAGACCGGTAACTGAC